GTGCGAAATGTGACCGACGATTGCTGAGGCGGTCATCGCAACCGTGACCGGCAGCGAGCGACCAGAGGTCGGCACCGTGTTGGAGTAAGACAGCGCCAAGTTCTGCGCGGTTGCGCCAGCGGCTGTCGTAATCACGCTGAACAAGCGGCAACCAGCGCCGTTCGTGTACCGCAGCGTCGGGGTGCCAGTCAGCGTTTGAGCCAGCGCCGAGTTCAACTGAATGCCGGGCCAGTACCCTTGCAGATCGACAAGCATCAACTGCCCAGGCACGCCAGTCGCGACGCCCGTCACAGCCTGCACGTTGAGGACGTGCTTAGTGTTGGTCGAGACGTTGCCGCCGTTTGGCAAACCAAAGATCTGCGTACCATTGCCAGTCGTCTCGTCGCATGACCGCCACGCCAGCGCAGTGCCCGCCCAAGCGTTTGCAACAGGAGTTCCCGCGAGGTTTGAGAAGTCATACCAACGACCAGCGGTGTACGCGCTTGCGCCGGTGATTTTGTTCCAGTCGAAGCGCGCGAACTTGCCGTTCGTGATTTCACTGACCAAGTCATCCATTGAAGAAAAAGGCATGATTAGCTCCAGGCAAAATGAACGAACCCGCGCAGAACCGGTGCGGTCGCAGATGCGTTGTTGATGATCCAGTTTAGATAGGCGCCGTTCTCAACCTTCGGGCACGAAGCCGATTGCGGAACCATGACTTTTTCGGCAGCGGTGCTGTTTTCGCGAAGCTGCAGATGCGCAAGCGGTTTTACTAAAACGGCGTTCAAAAACCCGCCCGGCGCGCCGGCCACAGTCACGGATTCGATGCTGCGAATTCCTTTGTCGCCATTTGCGAGAGGAACAAAGGGCGTTTCAGCGCTTGCCGCGTTGCTTGAGGATGACGTGTTGACAATGCAGCCAATGACAGAGCTGAGGTTGATGCCGAACGTCGTCGTGCGACCAGACACGCCTGCGCTGTTGGTGTAGCTCATCGTCACGGTGCCGCTCTGCGCCATCGGCGTCTGCACAACAAACATGCAACGCACGCCTTCGCCAGAGGTGTATCGCGGAAGCGTCAGCGTGTTGTCCATCGTTTGCGCGTCGGTGCTGTCTCCGTCAATGAGCGGATAAAACATCACATAATCTGCGAGCAACATGTAAAGCGGAACGCCAGCAGAAACTGAAACGGCCTGCATTGCGTGGATGTACTTGCTTTGCCCGCTCGCCGGCTGCGGCCCGACGTAAATGCCGCGGTTTCCCGATCCAGTAACCGGCGTCGCCTCAAGCTGCACGCCGACGTATGGGTTGTAGATAGGGATACCGGCACCGACCGACGCGTCCGCCCAGCGCCCTGCGCCTGGTGCAGGCACAGACGTCTTAAAGAAAAACGACTGCCATTCGCGGCCGTTCTCCGCAACAGCGGCGGCAAGTGGTGCAATGCCGTTAAAGGCCATCGTCTGCCTCCATCACCTCGACGCTGCCGTCGGGATGATCTGGGCAATGCTCGACGCTGCCGTCTTCCAATTGGAGCAGCTCACGCAAGCAATGCACACAGAGGTAGCGCCACACATTAGTCGACCGTTACAGTCAACGCGCCGGCAGCAAACTGCGGCTGAATGCCGTTACTGATTGACAGCGACGACGTCAGCGAGCCCTTGAAAATGAGGTTGCCGGCGCCCGACAAGTCGGTGCCAATGCCGAAGTGCGTCGCGGTCGCGCTGCCGCCCGTGCATTGTCCGAACTGAACGAGCGCCGTGTTGCTGATCGTCGAGGTCGACAGCGTCCAGCCGCCTGCCGTGCGATTTACCGCCACGCGAGCGTAGCCGGTGTAAGACACCTCGTTCGTCGACTGGCTGCCGGCCTCGCCGGGATCTGCGGTGTGAAGCGAAACGTAGAACGACCCCGCCGTGGCAGAGTTCTGCAATCCAGCGGCGTCGCCAATGTTTGCCCAGTCGAGATTGAGGAACAACAAGTTGAGCAGGTTTGCCTCTGCGGCATTGGTCATCGACATCGAAATTCTCCTGTTAGTTCATCGGCCGGCCGTTATTGGGCAACACGCCAACCGGGCCGACCGGGGAAGGCATGGGATCTTCGTCTTCCTCGCGAACTTCAACGATGTCGCCGTTCGCGTCGCGCACAGGAATGCGCTTCTTTTTCTTTGCCAGCGTCTGCATCAACTGCTGAAGCTGCTCGGATGACTGTGCCTGGCCTGCGTCCGTCTTTTCGGACAACTCACCGACCGCGCCAGAGAGCTGCTTGAACTGCGTCTGATCGCGCTGCGCTTGCATCATCGCCATCATGGCTTCGTACTGCGCCGCCATCTGATCGAACTTGGCCTGCATCTCAATCTTCTGCAGTTCAACCGACGCCTTGAGCGCGGCGACCTTCTCGTCGCTCTGCGACTCGAGCATCGCGATACGCTCGTTCGACTTGATCTTCTCCGCCTCGAGCAGCAACTGCGGGTCGGGCTGCGGCTGCGGCGGGTTCTGCAGCTGCTGGTTCATGGCGCCGATCGCCTGGTCGAGCACGCTCTCGATCTCGGTCGACACGCGGAACTTCGCCACCGCCCACTGCATCAAGCGCAGCAGGAAGGGGCCAGCGCCCGGCGTCGATTGCGCAACGGGCGAGACCTGCGAGATGAACGCGCCCAGGCCCTGCATGAACTGTACCGCCGCGTCGCGCTCTGCCGCCCAGTCCATCGCCGCCATCGAGTCGGCCTCGACAGAGATGCGGTACTCGGCGAGCTTCTCGTCCTTGATGAGCTGGATCGCGGCCTGCGCGTAGGGCGCATCCGGCGTGCGCATGATGTTCGATCGCATGGCGATCGTTTCGGGCTGAAAGTGCTTGGCTATGATTTCCGCCTTGATCCGCAGCGCCTGCGTGATCCACTCGGCAATGTAGAACTGCATCAGCTGGACGCGAGTCGAGCCGAACTGCGCCTTGATTTGCTGCGCTGCCGCCGTCTCGCTCGCCTTGCTCGAGCCGCGCATGATGTCCGAGATGCCGAGCACCTCGTAGATCTGCATCGTCTTGTCCTGCCGGTACTGGCGCAGGCGCTCGATGGCGTTCACAACCGCCTCGATCGGCACCCACTCCACCTTGCCCTTAATGCCGCCGGCTTCGGCAAACATCGCCCAGTTGTCGACCGGGATCAGCTGATTCTCGGCCGCTTGGCTGAACATGCGCTGAATGCCGTCGGCAGACTTGTCGTAAACGCCAACGACCTTCGCCGCGCGCGTGAGCCAGGTGATGCGGGTATTGATTTCGTCGAGCTCGTCGAACTGGTCCTGCGCGAATATGTAATCCGCGCGCGGCATGAAGTTGCTTGAGGTGATGTTCGCCGCCAAGGGCTTCGGGCAGGGGAAGAAGCTCTCAAGCCCGAGCGGGTCTTCCTTCACGTCAAGAATGACTTCGCATCCCTTCGCGAGCCAGTAGACCTTCTTGTCTTCCTTGTTCCAGATCTCAAACACTTCCGCCTTCGACCATACGTCGTGCTTCGGCGTCTGATCGTTTGAGCCGCGCGGCTTGAGCGTACCGAGCGGTACCACCTTCGCGATCTCCTCGCCAAAGCGAGCGACGAGCTGATCTTTCGTCATGTACACGCGGCGCGCGACCCAGCGCACTTCGTCCCAGGTGCGCGCGGGCGACCAGAAGAAATCCTTCCAGTAGATGTAATCGACCGCGGCGTCTTCCTCGACAATCGCCTCGTAGGTCGAGGCGGGCACGAGCTCATCGCCCGTGAGCGGGTCAAGCTCCGCCGGCTGCTCACGCTCTTCGGTCTGCACCTCGTAGCGCAGCCACATCTGCCCGAAGCCTACGATCAACCAGTCCTCGATACCGGTGCGCACCGCGGCGTCCCAGTTCGACACGTTGTCGTCGAACGAGCGGTTGAGCAAACGCTGCACGATCTGCCCGGCCACGCGCGCCTGGTCGTCCTCCGCGTCCAGAAACGAACGCGCCACAGACGCGCGTGGCGGCCGGGCGTACAGCAAGCTCAGCAAAACCTTCATCGTCGACCAGAACAAGTTCACGCGGGCAGTCTCTTCGTGCCACTCGTCGCGCTTGTCCAAGTACCGACGCGTGATCTTGTCCGCGTCCTCGTGGAACTTGCCGAGCTCCTTCTTCGACGCCTCAAGCTCGGCAGACCAACGCTGCGCCATGCCTTGCGGCGTGTCGGCAAAATCGTTCGCAGATTCGATGCGGTCTTTTTCTTCCATCACCCTACCCGCCTGCTTTGGCTCGGCCTGCAATCCCAAACGTCGTCAAGGGAGAACTTGTAGTTCATATCCTGACGCGGTGCGATCTTAACATCACCCCTTGACAAATTGGAAGAAATCGGTTTCGCGGCCAGTGCCAAGTAACGAAACGCGTCCGAGGCGTGCGAGTGCTGGTCGTGCTTGGGGCGGTTGCGGTAGGTCTGCGTGCGCTCGTCCCACTCGCGCATGTACCCGCGCAGGTGCTCAAGCCCGTCGTAGGTCGCCTTCTCGTCGAAGAAACACTTCGGCAGCACGATGCGCGCGGCCTCGATGCCGTCCTGCAGCGAGAGCTCCGGCACGATGCGCGGGGTGATCCCGGCGCTTAGGAACTGCTCGATGATCGACTTGCCCGTTTGGAGCGACTTGGCTTTGGCGTCGTGCGGGAGCCAGACTTGCCCGACTTTGTACGGCCGGGCCTTGACCCAGTCGATGTAGTGCCCGATCGCCTGGCCGTCGGCCTCGTAGAAGTCGACGATGCGGTATCCGCCGGGGGTGGTTTGCCATCCCCACCAGCTGCAACTGTCGGTGAACCCCAAGTCGGCAACGAGATCCACTGCAAAATCCGGGTCAATTGCGAATTGACCC